AGCGGTTGGCGGTACGACAGCACTGAGCAAGTGAATCGGTGCGCCACACTGCAGGGTCTCATGGCTATGGTCATGGGGTAGCCGAGGCAGTTGGAGCCATAGGGAAGCCTAGTGAGTCCGAGTGAGAATCGGATATCGGCGTAAAATGGCACGGACACTGTTTACAGTGTTCAACATGGATGGTTTAGCGGATAATCTGTAGATTATGTCGGTGTGGACCTCATCAAGTAACGGGATGCCTAGTCATACGGGTTCCGTGGTGGATTGGGGAACGGGCATAGTCGGAATTACGCTAGGCTGTCAGGCAATGTCCCCGTGATTGAATGTTCATGTTCACGGGGTCACGGGAGGCACACAGGCAGTGTGCCAACCGTAGGTATGGACGAGCATTATGCTCTAGAGTGCTTACGGTTGTAGCGAGGTTCAATTCCTCGCCTTTCCGCTATGTCCTTTAGGACATAAATCATAACTACGATTCAACTGGAGGTTGAATATGAAATTAGCAGACATAAATCCCGCTGTTAGCGGAGTGTGGTTCAAACATGGTAGGTGTCGCAAGGTTGGGCAGTGGACTTTCACGGACATCATTGATTCCAATGGTGTCATGCATCGTTTGGTTTCCCATCATGGTACGGTTATGGGTGAATTTGCTGGCATGGCAGGTTCAATTTGGGCGTTTTTTCCCGTTTCAACGGGGTGGGGTTCTGCATCGGACCAACAGGGCATGAACAAAATTATGCCGAATGGTTGGAAGTTCCGTAGGAACGGTGGGCATGCCCGTTATGAGTATTTCGGCGAAATAGTTCTTTAACCCTTTCAGGGTTGGCAGGCGAAATAGCAACGCTTTAGCGTTGGGCAGTGCAATTCTGCTATCGTCTACGATGGTGGCTAGAGCAAATGCTTTAGCATTAGATGTCCGTGAACGGACAGCCACACTAACATGCTATGGAGGTTACACATGGCTACGAAAGCACCAACGATTATCTCGGTTGACCGAGATAAAATGCTAGTTCAGGTTCTCAATGAGAACGGACACTATGCCAGTGTTCATGTCAAGGACATGGACAAGAATACCCTTATCAAACTTGGCACATTCTTGAATGTGACATGGGCTGGGACTCCGATGCACAAAACATTGGACACAATCCAACGGATTGTGAACGCAAAGTTGTTGGGTGTTTCGGCTCCTACGGAGCCTGTAAAGCCTGTTCAACCTTCGGTTGTTGTCCCTGCTGTGAAGCCTTCGGCTTTGCCTACTGGTTCTTCACTGGATGCTGTCATTGCAACTATGGTTGCAAACATTATGCAGACTATCCCTGTCGGGATTGATGAGGATGCGGTTCGTAACATCGTTTCCGATGTTGTTGACCCAATCGCCTTAGACAATGCTGTGGCATTGGACAGACTGTCCACGAAGATTGATGCTTTGCAACCGAAGGTTACACAAATCGTCATCAAGGACCGTCCGACTCTCACCCTGAAGGGTGTACAGCACAAGGCGTTTTCCGACATTATGATGTCGTTGGCGGCTCGTTGCAACACTTTCTTGGTGGGTCCTGCTGGCACTGGCAAGACCACTATGGTGTCTCAGGCGGCAGATGCGTTGGGGCTTGATTTTCATGCCGAGAACTTGACAGCGGCGACAACGGAGTATGCCCTAAAGGGCTTCAAGGATGCCAATAGCAAATATGTGCCAACGAAACTGCGTGAGTTCTTTCAGAACGGCGGCGTTTACTTGCTGGATGAAATTGACAATGCGAACCCCAATGTTCTCGGAGTTCTTAACTCCGCATTGTCTAACGGATTCATGGCGTTTCCCGATGCCATGGTGAAGAAACACGACAATTTCATCGCTGTTGCGGCAGGTAATACTTACGGCAACGGTGCGACAGCCGAGTATGTTGGTCGTAACCCGATTGATGGTGCAACCTTGGACCGTTTCGCCTTCTTCAATGTGGACATTGATGAATCGGTGGAGGATGCAATGTTGGCTGGCTATGCGTTGCCTTCGGCAACTGCATCATGTTGGGTTAAGGCTGTTCGTCAGTCCCGACAGAATGTCGCTGAGGCTGGGCTTCGGGTCATCGTTTCCCCTAGGGCTACGGCGAACGGTGCGGCGTTGTTGTCACAGGGCATGGACATGAACAAGGTGTACGCCGCCACTGTGTTGAAGGGTGCCAAGCAGGACCAAATTGAGAAGATTCGTCAAGGTGTAACCTTGTCGGTGTCGGCTTAATCATAATCACGATTCAACTGGAGGTTGAAAATGTACACAAGTAACACAGTTAAGCAACAGTTAAACGGCTCCGCCGTTTATGTTGACTACTTTGATTCATTCGGTGCGATGCTCAACTATGTTGAACAGAACCCGAAAATGGGGTCATCCAATGCGGACCGTGGCAGTGAGTGGGACGGCATGAAATGTTTCGCCGATGCGGCACAACTTGCCCGTAGCGGTTGGCATGATGTTCGTCCTGAGGTTGAGAAACTTCTCAACAACATGTCGGAGGTCATTGCCGATAGGTTGGAGTTGTCCCCTGCTATGCAGTGGAATGTCGCTGGTGGTGTTGTGGATGTTGGTCGTTACTGTGGTAACGAACCGATGTGCATGATTGACTTCCCGATGGAACCTCAGGAGCGTATGGGCAAGGTGGTCAAACTGTTTATTGACTACGGTGCTAGTGCATCGTTCAACGGTGAGTTCATTATGAAACGGGGCATCGTGTTGCTGGCATTGGTTGACACTTTGCAGAAACTTGGTGTTTCTGTAGAGATTTACGGCGAGACAGCAATCACAAGCGGCACGACATGTCACACTACGGTCACGAAATTGCATGACCCAACCGACAGGCTGGACATTGACGAATTGATGTTCACTTTGGCGCATCCTGCGATGCTTCGCCGTATGGCGTTCGCTGTTCGTGAAATGTCGTCCTGTGCTAAGCAAATTGATGCAGTGAACGGTGGCGGTTATGGCAGAACGGTTCACACGGTGTACGCTCCGACTGTGAACGCTGACATTCGGATGGAACGCTTGGAATCCCGTGCCACTCAGTGCGTTGACAATCCTGTGGAATGGGTTATGCAAACCGTAACGGGGCTTGGCTTAATCTGAAAGATTGGGGTGTAGCACGGTAGGTAACCTCTACCGTGTTACACCTTTGGTGTAATATAAACAACAAACAACCTAGGAGGTTGATTATGGTAATCAAGGGAATGAAAGTTGCTGTCCTGTGGGCAGTGTTTTTTGGTGTGTTGTGGTTATGTTATGGGATGGTCGGGCAACCTTCGCATTTCATGGCGTATCTGTTCACGGCTAGTTTGTCAGTGCTTGCGTTTGTCCCTGCTATGTATGAGACAACGCTGTTCATGGGTTATGTTTTGCTGAACAGCAAGGACAAGTACGACAACGATGTAGTTGGTGATGATGGGTTCACTTGGGATGTTACGATTCCTACGGTGGGCGGAATGTTTTTCCGTCTTTATGATTCTCGGGACCCGCATTTTGACCCGCTGTTCGTTGGCGATTTGTGTGAGGTGTCGGCAGGTATGATTCACATACTTGACAGGCAACACTTCACTTCTGCTAGGCTTGCCAGTGAGTGGGCTGTAGCCAAGGATGTTGAGTTGATGGAATGGGAACTTTATCGTGACCCTTCGGATAAAATGTTTGGAGGTGAGTGATGATTATTAACAACTTGGAAAGTTGGACGACAAGCGAATTGTTGGACCAACTGCTAAAGAATCGCAACAACATTAAAGTTGTTGAACAAGAGAACGCACAGATTGTTGAAATTTGTGAAAGCAGGATTAAAGAAATCAAAGATGCGATGTATAAAGATTAGGACGAAAAACGGGACTTCGGTCCCGTTTCCACAAGTATATGCTTGTGCTGATGAGTCCAGTTTGATTCACACCTTGGAGGTGCATTATGGGTACAATGGTTAGCGGAGCGTTACTCCCTTGCGGAGTTGGTAACACGATAGAACCTGCGATTGTTGAGGGGTTGGAATCCTTGCAACAGTATGTTGGTGGAATGATTGATGCGGTTCGTACCGAACTGGAAGATGGAACGGTTATCGTTGGCTATGTTAACGATGAGGGTTTGATGCTCAACATGGAAACAAACTGGTTTGCCAGTGCGTTGTTTGACCGACAAATTGTTGGTGATGTTGTGTTGGTTTCGGGTACTTCACCTGAAGGTGAATATGATGGTGAGAATTATGATTTGCCTGAAAATTTCTTCAGGTTCTTGTCCACGAAATTCACGGAACATGTTGCCCAAACATACAACGAGTCCATGGTTATGACGCTAGGTATCAACCTTGCCCACAGGTTCGGTGTGATTGACGATGAAGAGATGCGTAATTTGCAACAGCAGATTGATGATGCGGTTGAGGGTGGCAATGATGCCGCTTTGAAAGCACACTTGCTGGACATCTCTGAGCGTGTTACCAACTTCGTTACGAACTATGTGTCGGAGCGTCACGCTGATGACATGATTAGCGGTTTGGAAGAACTGTTGAAAACAGAAGCAGAAGGGAAATAGTTGATGGCATCTGATGCAGAGGTGGGGGCGAAAGCCCCCACACTGTTACCCAAAGGGTCATACGAGTGTCCCAAGTGTGGTAACATGATTGAAGTGTTTATCCGTTTAACCTGTCCTCCTGAGTGTGTTAAACATTCGGGTGGTGGTGTCCCAATGAGTAGGAGAAAAAAATGAAGTGTCCACATTGTAATGGTCCAATCCCTAATGCTTTGCATGAGGGACAATATAGCGGTGCGTTGTCACGCATTGATAACAAAACGGAAATTTGTTCCGACTGTGGTGTTCGTGAAGCAATCATGGATATGCACAAGTTTGACAATGCACGCCGTACAACAATCGTTGAGCGTACCCCAATCGTTGAGGAGGTGTAACATGTTGGTTCAGGTTCGTTCACCTAGATGTCCTGAGTGTGGTGTTGATTCGGAGTTTATGGTTGATTATAATTCGTACCGTCAATGGTCCAACCGTGAAACCCTTATCCAGCAAGCGTTTCCCGACATGTCCATCCACGATAGGGAAACTTTGAAAACTGGTTATCATCAGAAATGTTGGGATGATGCGTTCGGAAACTTTCATCACAAAGGTGAAGAAGAATGAATGACGATTTCTTGGATGATGTAACACCTATGGGTATTGAAATTAATCGTGAAGCAGTCTCAGACATGTGGATGGGTAAGCGTGTAGCAGAAGTCCATAAATATGATTTGGGTAACCGTCACGAAATTTTGAATTGGTTGGAATCTGTAACCGATTTGCATGACAAGTTCATAACCTATAAAGGTGTTTATGTTGTGGATTGGGAATCGTTGAAACCGATTGAGCATCCGAAAAACAATTTGCAACGCTGGCAAAGCATCCGTGAGCAAGTCACGAAGGCGGTGTTGCAGTTCCCTGTGGAATCCGTTATGGATGTTTTGGTCAAGATTGAAATTCCTTTGCATGAATTTCTTTCCGCTATGACCACGAACAAAATTAGTAAACAATTAACCGAGGGTGAGTTCCGTTCTTTTGAAAACGATTTCTTGGTTAAGAAACCTGTACTGTCTGACATTGTGCGTAAACATGGCATAGGTAGAAACACGGTCATTGCTTTCCGTGATTTCTACAAACCCATGCATCAAAGACGGCATGGACAGATGGAAGGTCTAGTAAGAGTAAATGATGAACAGTAATGTGTTACACTGTTACTACAGGTAACTGTCCATGCTAATCAATTGGAGGAATAATGAAAATAGATGAACAGAATAAGCGTATATATGTGCGACAGTCGTGGCTTGGGGATGTTGCTATCTGCCCTGAGCGTGCAAGATTGGGTCAAGTCCGACCCGACCTTCGGACGGGTTCGGATGCCACAGTTATCGGCACTTCGTTGCATGCTGGCATTGAGGCTGTGCTTACTGGTGCCGCTAATGACCGTCAGCAGATGTTTGACGCTGTGCAACATGAGTGGACTTCACTTCAGGACACAAATTATAAAGTTACGAACATTGACCAAAGTAAAATCCAAACCTATTTGGAGTCTATGACTTACGGGTTTTATGATGAGATTCTCCCCCAAGTTCCGCAAGGTGGGTTGGTGGAGCATTTCTTCACTGCCCCATTGAATATGGAAATCAACGGCTATGGCGTGTACCTTGAAGGCACCATGGATTATGTTGCTCCTGATGGCACGCTTTGGGATTGGAAAACTTCCAGTCGTACCTACAACATTAAAGAAAAACAGAAGTCGGCTATCCAACCTACGGTTTACGCTGCTGCTGCAGTTCATAATGGTTTGGTTCCCGATTACCCTGTGCAGTTCAGGTACGGTGTGATGGTGCGTCAAGAAACGCCCAAGACACAAATTGCGACTGTTGAACGGACCGAGAAGCACGGTTTATGGTTAAACCGTTTGGTTCGTACCGCTGTCACTTCCGCTATGGCTGTCGGCATGGACGAACCATGGCTTGTGAACGATTCATCCACGCTATGTTCAGAGGCATGGTGTTCGTATTGGAGTATCTGCAAGGGTGCTTTCTGTGGCGATGACGAAGCCCGTTTCGCAAATCAATCATTAACTGACTAGATTGTGCTACACTTATTTAAGATGTTCGGACGACTCGGCTGGCATAACCTCCAGTGTCTCAGTCGGGTCGTTCACAAATGTAATACCAAAACAAACAAGCAGGAGGCTTGACATGAATACCATCAGCAAAGACCAATCCATAATCACACAGGTGGCAGCAAAAATTGCTGCTGACCTGACACCGAAAACGGATGACCTTAATACGAATATCACCAATTGGGTGATTGCGTTTGAGGCAACCACCGAAGCCCTGCTCGGAGCGCACGGCATGTCACCAGCAAGCCAAGTGGCTGTTGCAGAGCAAATGATTACAGAAGCGTTCACCGCAACTGCAGTCCAAAGCCCAGCCCCAGCACCACAGTGGGCGCAAGAAGCCGCTAGTGGCGGTATGAGCGTTCGGATTAAGGGTCAGCAACATGGACCAATCCCAGCGTGGCTTGCCGCAGAGTGTGCAAAGAAAGGTGTTACCGAAGTGTGGGACAACCGTGACGGTTTAGTTTCCAACCCTAAGCGTCCTTGGTTTAAGGCTGTTCAGGGTGATGCCGCATTTTGGGAACCACGAGCAAAGCGATAATCCGCAGTGGCTCCTGATTACGAGGAGCGTTGGGCAAAAGCAGGGAGAGGCGAACTTATCGCCTCTCCCGATTTGTCTTTAACGCCTAAGTTTGCGTACTTCCAACCGCTTGTCAAAGCCGCCGATGATTATGTTCATTGGGCGCAATCCCCTAATGAAAGAATCTATTTGGGGTTCGCTGACATTGACTCGCAGATGCGTGGTATTGCACCAGCCGAACTATGCCTGATTAACGGTTACAGCCACTCAGGTAAAACACTGGCACTGCTACAGATACTTGTAGCGAACCGTGACAAGCGTGTTGTCTATTTCTGTCCTGATGAGCCACGCACTCTAACTTTGATTAAGTTGGCGTGTGTCATGCACGGTGTTGACGCAACACAACTGGAACAACAAATAGGCAACGGGGACCGTGAAGCCATAAAGTTGTTGAAAGAAACAGCAACAGAACACTTCCCGAACCTAGCGGTCTTTGACCAAACTGTGTCGCTATTGGACATGGAGCGTGCATTGTCCGAGGTGTCGGATGCTATGGGTGACCCACAACTTATCGTTGTGGACTACTTGGAACTCATAACAGGTGGCGGTGAAGATGTGCCATCCAAAGCGAACGCCATTAAAGCGTTCGGTAAACGGCATAATAAACCGTTGCTGGTGTTGCATCAATCGTCCCGTACCGCTGGTGCTGATGGTCGCAAAATGACTATTAGTTCAGGTGCTTATGGTGGTGAGCAACAGGCAACACACATCATTGGTGTTCGCCGTAAACGGTTTGAAATTGAAGGACACATTCGTGACCTGCAAGAAAAACTGGAGCGTGCCGCCAACACCGAAAAGATTATGGAAAAGATTGAATCACTGCAATACGAGTTGCGTATCCACATGGATACTTTGACATTGAACCTTGTGAAGTGTAAGCGTCCAGCATCTAATCTGTTGGATGACATGGACTTCACAATTGAGTACGGTTCGGGTCGTCTACACAGGTTGGACACAGGTGTGCTACCGTGGAAAGAATCCCGTCCAGCAGTGGACAATCCGTTAGAGCAATTAGTTATCGCAGACAGTTTGGAGGACTGGTGATACCACAATATTTAGTGGACCCGTTTATAACTTTATTTCGTGGACGAGGTGATGTCTATGGACATGACGAAGGTCGTTGCGTCAAAGAGCAGTTAACAAACGAAGTGTTCCAAAAACATTTATCAGGTGAAGCACCAATAGGTGTTTACCCGATGCTTCCACATTGCGACCAGTTTTATGTTGCTTGGGGTTGCGTTGACTACGACACAGCAGACGCAGAAGAAAACGCCATAAAACTACATGATGCTTTAATGCAAGCAGGTGTGGTTTCATGGATTGAGCGTTCACGGTCCAAGGGATATCATGTTTGGGTATTTGCCGAGCATGCTGTCCTTGCTGAAGATATGCGAAACATGTTGCTGATGGCATCACAGGTAGCAGAAACACCAACAACAGAAGTTAATCCGAAACAAACAACATTGAAGGAGGGTCAGTATGGGAACTATGTTCGGTTACCGTATGCGAATGTTTATGACAGATACACGGAAAAGCAACGCATCATTCCGAGAGCCAGCATTGAGAAAGGCACTTATCGCAGTCCGATGCTGTTTAACGACTTCGTTCGTGCGGCTGTTGAAAGCCGCACTTCCGAGGAAACGATTAAGCGCATCGCATCCATGTATCAACCACCCAAGCAAGAAACGGTTGTAACCCATGCTTATGTTTATGATGCAACTCTTGACGAGGCTATGCGTGTACTTAGCCCGTTGGGTAAAGTCATTTGGCGTGACGGACCGTTAGCAGGCAAAGACAGGTCATCCACACTGGCGAAACTAGGTCACGAAACTGTGCGCAGTGGACTGAACCCTAGTCAGACAAAGATTGTGTTGATGACAGCCGATAAGCGTTGGGGCAAATATCATTTGCGCCATAACGGCGAGGACGAAATAGACAAACTAGTAGTCAGGGTACATTCGTGACAACAATACTTGCAATCCAAGGTGACGACTTCTGTGCAATCGGTTCCGACTCACAATGGACCGATGACTATAATCGTGTCGGCAAAATGAACCAACCCAAAGTTGTGTCCGTGGGCAGATACCTAGTGGGCGTAGCAGGTGACACCCGTGGTGCGAATGTCATCCAACACATCTTCACACCACCAGTGCTACCACCAAAATTGGTGGGAGCAAAGTTGGCAAAATTTATTGTTTCACAATTCTTGCCATCCTATAAAGAATGTTTAGAAGCAAACGGTGCAGGTCGCCCACAGTATGATGACCAGCCTGCACAATCAGCAAACGATTTGCTGGTGTGCGCAAACGGAACCATCTTCCAAATAGATTGCGACTACGGAACCGAAACAGACACATGCAACCTGTACGCAATCGGTTCAGGCGCACATTATGGTTTGGGTGCCATGCAGGCTTACACAAACGGTAAGCGTGTCTCACTGGCAAGTGCTAAACAGGTGTTACTGAAATCGCTTACCGTGTCAGCAAAGTTTGACAGCGGTTCAGGTTCACCCTTCCACACATTCATCCAACAAACAAAGTAGGTATCATGGCTGCAAAAAAGAAACCCATCAAGGGCATCCCTGATGCTGGACCTTTAAAGATTATAAAACCTGATGGCACAGTAAAAATTAAGAATGTTAGCCGCAAAGAAGTTGAGAAAACCATTGAAAATGGTGAACGCAAAAAAGTTAAAATGGCTCAGGTAGAACACGGCGTTTACATAGAAACGAAACCGATTCCCAAAGGTCGTCCACGAATGACACGCCGAGGGCGTGTCTTTACACCCATCACCACATTGCATGCAGAAGGAATCATTGCGGAAGCATGGACAGGACCGAAGTATGAGGGGCTGGTCAAACTGGATTGCAACTTCACCGACAAAGGAATCTATGTTTCTGTTACACCTTTGGACTCTGAAGAGCAGGCATCAAAGTTGCGTGGCGACTTAGATAACTATGTTAAGTTGCTGATGGACGGACTGAACGGTGTCGCATGGCTTGACGATAAACAGGTTCACATTATCAATGCGAGCAAACAGTGAGCAAGAACCAGTCCGATTACGACATTCCTGCACGGAAATACGATTTCCACACAGACCTAAAGTTCGGTCATAAAGGTGAGAAACTTGTAACCGAGTTCTTAGATGCGTTATCTGACGGTGACTTTGAAGTTAAAACAGACCGTTACCGCAACGGGCGAATGGTCCTTGAAATGGAACACAACCCACGCAAACAACTAAACCCTGACGGAACCCCATTATGGAAACCTTCAGGTTTGGCTATAACAAAAGCAAAATGGTGGGTGTATGTGTACACCCTAGATGGTTCGTTCGTCATAGTCTCTGTGCCACGAATGAAACGCTATTTAAAAATCAATAAGGAACGATTCAACAAAAAGAAATACCATGAATTTGCAAGAGCATCATCCAACCCATCAAAAGGTTATTTGCTGCAACCTGAAGATGTTATGGACATGATGATAAACACGGAATATGATGAAGTACGAACCAACCTCCCAACCTGACAACACGGACATCGGGTTTCTTATGATGCCCTTTGCCACAGACCATGATGACACAAACTGGGAACTAGTTGAACTGGTGCAGGATACGCTGTCCACGCTGAGTAAGTCTGACCAAGAAGCATTGGAGGGTGTGTTCTATCAGCGCAAAACTTATCAAGAGTTGGCAAGCGACCTTGGCATAAAAGCCAAGTCGCATGCATGGCGCAAAACAGACACAGCCATAAAGAACCTAAAAAAAGCATTACTTGCTAACGAAAAATTTATTGACATGATGGGCGACAGGTACGAACTATGAGAAAAAAGAAATTAGACATTGCACAACTGCTAGACAACTTGGAACACTTAGAAGAAGAACTCAAAGCCGCAGGTTCACCTAAGACGGCTATTCGCCGTGTACGAGATGTCAAAGTATCTATTAATTGGCTAGAAAAAAATGCACGGGTTGGCTGACGACTCAAACTTTGACCCTGACGACATGTCGGAAATGGAAGGCATCTTTGCCTCCATGATAGAGGACAATGAATCAGGTTATGTTATGGAGTTTATAATCTCAAAGTTGGCTGCCAAAGAACTAGTAGACGAATGGCTTAAAGCATGCAACGGGGACGCAAAAGCCCTGAACATATCGTTGCATGAGTACGCCAAAATCATTGCAGAAATCAACTCTGCGCTAGACGAAAAAGACTAAGGTTTAGTTTCTTTTTTGGGTGGCTTTGGTGGCTGCAACAATTTTTCAAGTGTTTTAATATCTTTAGCACTCATCATTTCGCCCCGAGCAACTTTGTCTTGAAGAAACTTTCCAACCTCAATACTTCGGCTTATTGCCTCAGATTCTTGCTGCTTAGGACCAACATAACGAACAGGAATACCAAACCAGTTAAAAATACTACCCAACTGGCGTTCCTGATATGAACTCTTACCACCTGTTTGACCACCAGTAACACGGTTCAACTGTCCCAATGTTGGGAAAGCGTTTTGGAAAACATAAGCCACTCGTGGGTCCAAAGTGGTTTCACCATCAGCGTTTGTTGAAACCCAACTGTCACCACCCATAATCTTTGCAAGCGGAGCAAAAATGTATTTGTCAAAAGTCTTTGCCGCTTCAGTTTGTTGGTCAAGTGTTTGGAACGGACCAACATCAATGCCCAACTGCTTACCTGCAACAAGTTCAATAGGAACCTTAATAAGTGGTGTTGCCTGACCAATCAAACCTTTAAAAGTACCAATCTGTCTCAACTGCTGTTCCAACCGAACATTAGGCAAGTCAGGTGTCAATACCCATTGACCACCCTCACCGTTAGGACCACCCAAAGCAATTGGGTTCCAATCGGCAATCCACTTAGGAACCAAAATGTCGCTACCTACAGGAGAAGCGGCTGCCAACTTATTATAGTTTTCGTATGCCATCGGGTTAGCCCACTGTTGAACCATCTGCAACGGAACATTGCGGCTAGTCCAAATCCAAAACGGAATCCACTGCTTCGCTGCCTCATCAAAACCACTAAGGTCGCTGTAATCAAAGTGGTTGCGAGTAACACGAGAAACCGCTTGGTCAAAAGTTTTACCCTTCTTCAAACTGTCCAACGCCATAGGCATACGCACTGCACGCTCAATAAAATCGTTCTTCCTTTGGAAGAACCGTGTATATGAGTTGTTTACTGCACGCTCAGAAAAACTAGTACCATAAGAAACACTGGACAAGTCATCCGAAATACCACGCCCCGATGTCTCCGCAACTTTCCATGCGTTCTCATAAATTTCTCGTTCACTTGCAGACTTCTTGGACAAGAACTTCGCCCAAGTGTCACTGTTTCGTGCAGCCGTGGCGGCTGCAAAGCCGTCACGAATGTTGCTTACATCAACACCATCAACAATGTTTACAAAAGTAGCAGACAAACCGTTACGGGTAAAGAAACCAATTGATGCAGTAGCATAAGTTTTAAAGAACCTCATCGTATATTTGTAACCTTTATAAAATTCGTTTTGCCATAATGGTGAACGCAACTTATTCAAGTTAGGTTTCCACAAAGCCAACAACTCCTCAGGCATCTGAACACCCAAACCAGCAATTTCTTCCCAACCCTTTTCAGTAACATCAACCATGTTGCCAAGCCAGCCGCTGCCAACATTAGCCAAAGCAGTTTCAACAGCAGGCAAAGCAACACCTTCTAAGCGTGCCAACTGTGCCTCATCAGCATGCAAAATGCGTGTCACACGCTCATAAGCATTACGCAACGCAGGGTCCTGAATACCACCCATAGAGTTTAAAGTAGCATCAACACGATTAACCCAAGCAGACGCATCACCAGCCGCCGCACCCTTCGGAGGACGAGCCTGAATAAGTATGCGCATATCCTGAATATCACGCTGCAAAACAAGACCAGTTGTTTCAGAATAAGTTTTCAAAACCTTAGCCTGCTCCAACAACATTGGCAAACGCTCTTTATAACTTGTTATAGCCTGAGGCAACGCACCACCCTTAGTTCCACTCCTAGGTACACCAGCCTGCGCATAGGCGGCATCAATCTGCTGTTCCAAACGCATGTAAGCAGCCTCTAAACGCCTGTCAGAACGCACCAAAGCCCGTTGAGCAGCATCACGAGTCAAAGTAACTTTCTCACCATTGCGCACGATGTCCACGCTGTTAGTGGCTACCAGTTGCGCCCTAGCGGCTTCAGCCTTGTTCGCACGAGCGTTCTGCGCTCGTGTTAAACCACCCTTCTGACCAGCCAACTTCTTAACCTCAGCCCTAGCCTCAGCAGAGACAACCTGAGCGTTCTCCAAAGCAATAATTTCTTCCTCTTTTATCGCTTTAGCGGTACTGGCTTCCAATGACTTTTCTTCATAACGACCTGCACGAATGTCGCCAACAAACTGATTGTCTGCAACATACTGCACCCGTGCTTGTGGGTTCCTAGATGGGTTACGGATGTTTGCAGGCATCGTATATTCGGGGTCCATTAAGACAGCCCAATGACCTTCCAGCCCTTCAACACCTTCATCAATCCAACTTTGCGGAACCAACAAACCTGCATCACCTAAAGGCGCATTGTTTCGGATGTAATGCGCCATTGCATCGTCCATAATTTCTCGGGCAAAAATGTCTGCATCCTCAACTGTTTCGTCAAGGCTGGTAGCAAAAATCCTGAGCAAATCATCGGTGTCACCTAACGCACCTAAAATAATTTCATCAGCAACATCATCACCTGATGTTGCAGCATGATTGTTCACTGTCCTAATGATTTCAGCCAACTCGGGGTACAGGTCCTCAAACATCGGGTCAAGAGAACCACTGTTGGCAAAGTTTTGGGCTTCTGCACGCAAAGCGTCACCAGCCTCCAACAAGCCACGCTGTTCAAAACTGTCGGCAATACCAGCAATAATTCCATCTTCACGGAAGAACTCTTGGAACGATTTTCCTTCACGCAAATCTATAACAGAACTAGGACCAGTAGGTGATGCTTGTGTTACAGGCGCATGCACAGCAACGCTAGATGGGAAGGTGTCAAAACCTTCCTCAACTGGCTTGGTACGGAAAATTTTGAATGGCATTGATTCCCGTGGTAACGGAATCAAATCATTAGCAGAACCATAAATCAAACCTTCGCTGGCATAATCTGCTTCAGCACGGACATTTGCCAGAACAGAGAAACCAGATTCAACTTGTTCCAAATCATAATACTGTGATTCAAGTTCGGCACGGGCTGCCGAATACTCGTTACCTGATGGAATGGCATCAATTTGTGTACGCAACTCTTTAAGACGGGCGTTAATGACACGAGTTTCACGGGCTGCAGGAATACCACGACCATTAAGAATTTTTTCCGCCAACCACTCAGGAGACTTTTTGTCCAACATCGCAGGAGTGGCGTTCGGATACATCTGTGTGTAAAGTTCACGCAACTGCAATGTCGCCGCATAACGGTCAGGGTTATCAATAGCGGCACGCAACACTGTAACTTCTTCCAGCAAAGCGGAGTGCATAACAGCAAACTCGCCACGCTGCGTTGCCTCCAAAGTCAAAGCATACTGATGCGATTCACCGAGTTTAAAAATAGCCTCATCCAGCCGCCTGAACAAAGTGTCAATCTCTTTTTGATTTAACTTCCTAGCCTTGGTTTGTCCACGCAAAAAGTTTTGTGCGCTGTTGACTGCTGTGGTTACATAGTCTTTAGTCAACTGCTGGTTCACGCCAATGCGTGAACGCAACTTGTTTTGCATACCCAACAACATAGAATGAACTTCAGTTAACCTGCCAACCAAAGCCTTATCGGGAATAATTTCTTTCAACATTGGTTGAATGATGTCTGAACCAAAATCCATAGCCCGTCTAGCAAACGCTTCACGACCCTTAGCCTTAGCCATAGAGTATGCATAAGAATCCATAATAGAAACAAAATCTGTTTCAAACCAATCAAAGCCCAAAACCTTACGAGAAATTTCGTTCAAACCATCAATCGTTGCCATGGAAGCATCAGTGATTGGAACCTTCAAAAACTCTGAAACAACAGTGTTACCAGTATCAGGGTCAACATAAGGCGCACGAATCTTACGGAACATAATAGGACCGTTAGGGTCAGTCAAATCTTTGACAGTAACATCAGCATTGCGGAACATTCCGCCCTCTTGGGCAACACGACCCTTTTCTGAAGTAATCCATTCCCGTGCAGATTTGTTTAACTTGTGATGAATGTAATCATCAATCAAACCAATCTCACGAACATTGACACCATAATCTTGACCAAATTTTAGAATCTTAGCGTTGACATCCTCACGAACAAGACTTTGCCAATTCTTTGTATCTCTTGCCAACTGTTTAAGTTCTTCACTGATTGGCTGAGTCAACAAATCAGCCTCAGACATTTCAACATACCTATAAAGATTAGATGCAGCATCGTCACGAACACCGAACTTCATTTTGTTACGGACACCCTGACCAGTCATTTCACGCTGACGCTTAATCAACTCCAACAAATCTTGGTTGTACCTAGCCAAAGAAGTAGCGACAGCACCTTTCGCATAACGGCTAGCAGTAAACTCAACCAACTTTGGAATCAAAACTTCGTTAGTTAAATTTCGTCCACGACCAAAACCAACCTCACGCAAACCAGCCTGACTGCTTGGTGTTAAAACCTTTCTACCAACACCAGCAACAACTTGCGCTGCCTTATTAGTGCCAGCATTAAAAACAACATCGCCAATTGCTGCTCTTGTTCTGCCAAAGGTTTGTGCAAAACCACGCTCCAAAGCACCAGTCTTTGGAATAACAACACCTGCATAACGCAAACCCATGTTGATGCCTTCGGCTTTAGCAACAGCCCTAGGAATACCTGCCGCACCTAAACGACCAATACGGTCAATAACACCAGCGTTATTTAGTACAGGATATTTTGCCAACATTTCTGCTGTACCAAATTCCATTGCTAACGCTGTACGACCTGAGTAACCCATGTTGGCGTGTGCGCCAACACCAAAACGAGTTAATGGGTCAATATAAATTTCTGTAGTAATTTGTGCTACAGGGTTAAATTTTCCAAGGTCAGCAACATTCTTTTCAGGGTCATCACCAAACAAAAAAAACTCTTTATCATTAAGACGGTTAACAAAGCGTTCAAAAGTTGGACGGTTTTCGTCATACCATTTTGCGTCTTTTTTTCGGCGTTCAGCATTTTTGCTTTCCAAAAATGTTCCCTTAGTAAGTTCATCTATTTTGACACCCAACTGTGTGTACGGACGCATGACAACTTGTGCAGTGTCAGCAGCAGCCGCTTGAACAAAACGGCTATAATAACCTAAACCTATTTCAACATTTTTTAATGCTGGAGTAATAGTTTGTTTTATAACAGGAAGTTGACCTGTTGCACGCAAACTTTTTCCTACACCACCTAATACGGTTCCACCGACACCCTTGATAGCACCAAAAATGCCTCCACCACCTACAGGTGGACGCTGTTCACCTTTACGGGTAATAGCAATCAGTTGTTCCGCTACACGACTTTTATCTTTTTGGTCAATAGTCGGGTCAGAAATAATGCGCTCCAACGCATTTTGTTCAGTTGTTTGTAACTCATCACGGTTAGGTGTTGGAGGTGGTGTACTAATAGTACGACCCAAAATTTTGGTAGGACCAGCAGGGACAACTTGTGAAGCCCAAGGAGTTTTTTTGATAGCCATATTATGCGTTGAATCCTGCACGGCGAGCAGCCATAATTAATGCCTGTCGCTTGCGTTCCTCCTCCGCAGCAGTCTGCTCAGGTGTCATAGTAACTGGTGGAACCCCACCAGCCGCATTAGGAGGCGTTGTGGGAGCCTCAGGGACCACAGGTGTCTTAGCCATAGGGTATTTCTCTGTGGCTCCTACACGGACTTTGGCTGCCTCATCCAAAGCATCCTGCAAACGCTTCTGAACATCAGATTCCGCTGAAGCACGCTCACCAGCCAAACTAGCCAACAACTCATCATACTTAGATTGAATACCTGATTCAAGCCGTGGCTTTTCCAAAGACAAATAGTCACGACCAGCCTGAGAAGCACCACGACCAGCGTTAATAAGTGAGTTCAAATAGTTTTGTTGAACATCACCATACTGTGCAGCGGAACGCTGCAACAACTGCCTAGTGAACTGATTCAACGCCTCATCAGAAGCCTGCTGTGCCTGAACCTCACCTGTTCCCGCACCTTGCGATTGTAACGCAGCAATCAAAGCGTTCTGCTGTTGCGGCAAAGCCGTCAACGGCAAATCAGTATAAGCAGTAGTAGGACGAATACCTGAAATAAAGTTTTCTTCACCAGTTTTAATATCGGCAGCAGACTGACCCAACACACTTTTCAACAAATCAATCTGTTTCTGCTTCTGAGTTCCCAAAGCAGTTTCCTGTGGAGCATAAAGTTCCCTTAAAGCATCCAACGCTTTTTCGGAAGCAGTCTTTGCTGTAGATTCATAACCAGTAGCAGCATTTAAAATTGCTTCAAATGCACTTTGGTCGCCAGCGGTTTGCGCCGCAGCCTTCGCTGTTTCGGCTTCAATTTTGGCTTGGTCAGTACGATACTCGTTACGCAACTTAGCACGGTTAGCAGGAGTATCTTTCATGCCCAAAATAGTGAGTTGCTGCTCCACATAACTTCGTTCGGGTGTCATATTAGCCTTTCCTGCCATTCCTGCTCCACCTGCCGCTGGACCTGCGCCTGCGCCTGCAGGATTTTGAACCACTGGTGGAACATAAAGTTTTTGTTGTTTCTCTAAACCTTTTAAGCGTGCTTCGTTTTCTGCTTGAAGTTGCTTCTTAATTTTTGCTGCAGCAATAGCCTTGTCGCCATCCTCGCTACGAACAAGACGACCATTAATATATGTGATAGCCATAATTAGTATCCTTGAAGTTGACGCAACGCAGTAGCGGCATCAACAATAGACTGGTTTTTACGCAACTTTAAATCAGCAATATAAGCCTCCAAGTCAGCCTGATTAGTTGCCTCCTCCATACTGATACGATTCAACTCGTCCTGAATGTTCGTTGTTTCAGCACCCAAACTTTCCTGCAAACCACGGGCATACTGTTCCAAACCTTTGCGTTGAATACCTGACTGAACATTAGGACCAGCCAATCCACGCCTACCATACTGAGCCATCTTAGGTCCGAAACCTTCAACATATTTGCGGCTAATATCGGCAAGATTGCGTGAACCACGCTGCTGACCCAACATTGCAGACTGTGTATTAGCGATAGAACGCTGCTGTTTTCTGCGAATAGCCGCAGCCTCAGTCAGCCCATAATCACCTGAATACGCATCATACATACTCATATTAATACCTCGTCCGTTCCTTGTTAGTAGAAGAGTTAGCACTCTTCAATAAATCAATTTCTTCCTGCAACCGTGACAACTCAACCTGAAGAGAAGAAAAAATGCGTTGCAAAGCATCCTTATCTGTACCTGTCAGCACGGACAGAAGGGGAGTTTGCCAGCCGTTTTGCATCAGCCAAAAATCTGTGAACCCAAAACCACTTGGTCACCGTCACCAGCAGCAGTCAAAGCCGTAACCGTAGCGGCAGCCAACTTGCTATAAACAATAGAACCATCGTCCAAGTTTGTCCCTGCTGCCAATGCTTCAACAAAAGTTTTGACTTGGTTGAAGTTTGCGTTAACTTCTGTGGCAACGGCAGGCGTGCCGTTGACAAAAGTATTTGGAATACTAAGAGTTGCCATAATTAACCTTTAATCCTTCGTGCTTGATATTTGTAACCGATACTGTTAATACCCCATTTTTGACTAGAGGGACCAATAAATTCCAGTTGGACACACCTTGCTAAACCAAGGTTACGACCAGCAAGAACAATAGAACTTGCTGCACCACTAGCCCAATCTTCACCCCATAAACCCGAACCCCACACCAAAGCCGACACTGCAGGTGTTTGAGAAATATCAAAAATCTTTTGCTCGTTACCTTCACCCTCAACAAAGTCGTGATAAATTTTTACTGTAATGTTTTGTGCCGCATCAGATTCCTTAACAACAAAATCGGGTCTGCGAAACATTTTCTTTTGCATATAAGAACCGCCATCAAACCAACGGGTTTTATAGTAACTAGAAAAAGCAACATCAGTACCCGAAATGTTATCCGACTCTTCGTTATACATGTCAACCTTCACAACATACGCTTGCGTAGGATGACACATTAAACGATAATCATTCTTAGAAGAATCAGTCCAGTTACAACCACCAACCAAACCGTAACCATCATGTGAAGAAAACTTTGTGTAAACACCACCACGAATAGATGGGTCCAAAACAAAATTAACCGTAGGAACAGTAGGAGTACTATCAGTAGAATATGGTGCCGAAACCCAAACACGGCGACCAACATAAGAAACACTAATAGATTCATGGTCAGCAGGATTAATATGATTCAAGTCAATTGCGGTACGCAAATTGTTAAACATATCTTTAATTGTTGAACCATTATAAAAATATAGTCCCTGATTATGGCTAAAGAAATATACTCCATCATCCGCCTGAGCAATAGAGTGATGGCTAATAGAACCCAAACGGGTTGTTAGTTCAACAACTTGGAAGTTGTCGGAAGCGTAACCAAAAATAATGTAAACAGCACTGGGTTTAAAAACAACAAGTTGACCTGAAGCAACAGCCATACCAGTAATACCGTTACCACCACCAACAATATCAAAATAGTCGTCAGCATCCCAGTTTTCAGGAGCGTTCTCCAAAGACCAACGCAACCTGTTGGGATAATATGTTCCAGCCTCAGTAGTGTTGGCAGCCCACATTTTATTAGCATGGACAAGAAGATGTTCTGCTGTGGGCATTTTGCGTTCAGAAGTAGTTGGGGTTGTTTGCCAAGCATGAGGTGCAGTACCCGATGCTGTCAATGCCGTAGCGTAAGTGTCTGATGTTTTCCAAACATAACCACCGCTACCACTGGAACCAGTAGCAATATACATTGAGTCAGCCCACTGCGCCATACAAACACCATGCGCACTAGTAGAAACAATATCGTTACCCGAAGAATATTGCAAAGTAGTGAAGTTGCCGCCAGTTGATTTATAAACTTTGGTGCTATTAGCCAACATAATTGTTGGCGTGGCACCACTAAAAGAATACAACTTCTGTGGACTCCAAGTACCAGCAACTGCTGTACTGTTCAACTGACGGTATGCGCCACGACTAAACACACCACCTCTAGGGTCAATTTCAACATTGTTCATGTCAGGTGATTCAAAAGTAGACAACTGAAATTGGTCTGCACGAAAGTTCAGACCACCAGTAAAATCGCTCACCTCTGTAATGTTTAAACCAGCCATTATTGATTAATTTTCAAACCCTGACCCATGCGAGTCATCCAACCATTAAAAGTAGGACGACCAGCGGTATAACCAGCAGACAAAACCAAATGCGCATGACTGTTAGGGGTCTTAATGTTTTTGACAGCCAAAGCAACACCCTCATCAAAAGAACGCTTATAAACATCAGCCATAGCGACATCTTCAAGCCGTTGATAAACACGACTGCAAGCATAATAAACTAAAGCAAAATGCAAATTAGGACTAGCATCCACATTGCCGCCAGTTGTAACCCAATCAATAGGTTCACGATAACCACGAACAATCAAAGTACGAACATCGTTCGGCTTTGGATACAAATGGATTTTGCCTTCCCAAATAGTATAAAACAAAGGGTCGCTACTAGTGTCATACGAACCAATATAAGTGTTCTCAGCCTCATCATGCGAAACCATATCCAAACGAGAACCAACACCACTATTGTCCACAATGGAAACAATCTGCGCCATAGGGTCAGCAGTAAAAGCATCAATACTGTATGCACGCTGGTTGGCAACAGTGTTAAAAGTAAAAGTTTTTGCAAGAAAATCCCAACGCTTCTCAATATCCAAAATACGGTAATAGCCGTCACGAATATAAAGATTCAGCAAAGCATCAGGTAAATCGGTAGCATCCAAATCGGTGATGTCCCGTACTGCTTGACGCAACGAAGTTGCGTTCATTTGAGCGTATGCCACTTAGTCCCCTTTCTGCTTATTATGTTGCCTTAAATGACCTGCACACAGTTCTTGTCCACGCACCTTGTTAGCCCCACAGGAATCATCGTTAGCCGTACATTTGTCGCCACGACCAATGTACGGTCCACTAGGTGCAGCCAATCTAGACCCCGTTTGGATAATAGCCAAACGGGAACCAGTTTGAGGTTCCCCATAAAGGGTGTGAGCAGGGACAGAGTTCTTAATCATATACAAATAGCGTATATGTTCCTTGAATTACTGGTCTTGACCGCCGCTAAGAATACGCAACAAATTCTTAATATCATTAGGCAAAATACCGCCAACAACCTTAGCCCCAGTAGCCCCAGTCTTTTTAAGACGCTTACCAACCTTACCTGAACCCATAGGAGCAAAACCCAAAATGGCACCCAAAGCATCAACAGGTTTTCCCTTATCAGAAAACTTTGCAACATCCTTGACACCAAAAAAGTCGGCAACATTGCTTTTGGCAGCAGCCTCACCAACCAACCCAAGTTGACCCAACAACTTACGGGCATAATCATTCATGCCAGCAGCACCAAATTGATTAGCCATACCACCATGAGTGTTGCGTGGCACATCCATTTCGGATGCCTGTTTACCTAAAGCCAACGACTCAGCACCGACAAGATTGTTTAACAAAAACTTTGTTAAATCATCCCGAGAAATGCCAGCAGCCTTCTTCTTCGGCTTAGCCACAGCCATAACTAACTGCGTGGCTTCTTAGGACCCTTAGGTGCTGAAGCAGTACCAGTTTTCTTAGGATTCTTCGGACCTTTACCAGCACCACCAGCAGCAGGCTTCGGCTTAGCAGCCTTACGAGCGTTAGCAGCCTTCTTCTGTCTAGCCTTAATGGCGTTCGGGTTGTTCCGTCCACCAGCAGCCTTACGGGCTTTAGCAATATCATCACGCTTAGCAGCCTGCATCAACGATTGGCGAACATCTGCCTGTTCTTTCTTACCAATGTTTTGCGACTTGGCTTTAAGTCCACGCTGACGGGCTTGCTCACGAAGTCTTGCAGAAACGCTCTTTGCTTGCTGTTCGTCAGCAACCGAATAATCAAATCTTCCAATTCGTGAATCCCATTCCCTAATGTTGCGTTGTAAACCCCGTGAATTACGAGCAGCATCCGACATGTAAGTATTCTGAATACCCCTAAGTCTAGCAATTTCCTTCTTTGCAGCAGGAGTACCCCGTTTGACTAATCGTGCAATTTGCTTGCCAATATCATCAACAATGCCCTTGGGTTTCATAGAAGCCACGACTAGTAGTCTCCCTTACTGTTACGCAGAACATAATCTTTATAATTCTTGGTCAAACCACCCTTAGAGTTATAAGGATTCTTTTTATAGTTCTTATCAGGAATATCCTTCAACGCTTTTTTAATGGGTTTCTTAGCCTTTTTGATTCCAGCCTTAATTAGTGGTTCAATGATGTCATCCAAACCACGGGTATGACCGATACGGGCTTCTATAGCAGGTTTACGCATTATCGTCCCTTTTGTTTCTTTGTTAGACCAAGAGCATACGAAGAAGGAGCCTTCTTCTTGCCCAACATTTTAATTGCTTGACCAGTTTTACGCTTGCTATCAGCAGTAGTAGAACTTTTCATTTTCTTTCTATCAGCGACAGTAGCCTTACGCTTAGCAACTTTTTCCATAGCAATACTTTGTGCTTGCGCAGTCATACGCTTGGATTGTGCTTTAACTCCACGGGGCTTTCTGCGAGCAGGTCCGAGTGGACGCATAGGACTCATTTCCTTCTTAGGTGGTTCTCCGTCACGCCGTCTTGGTGCAGGTCCAAGTGGACGCATGCCATTACCCCTCCTAGAAGGTTTTGTATCTGAGAAAAAAATGCCAGCCTCACGGCGTTTACGCTCACTAACAGGCACAGCATCAGTTGGTCCACCATAGGTACGACCAAAATCACGATAAGTTGCTTGGTCCTCAGAATATTTAGTCTTAGACTTGCCACCCATAATCTTATACAATTTTTCATCGTTTTTGCTCCAAGAATCCTTCTTGGGGTAACGACTTCTAGGAGTTTTTTTTGGTAGTGGGTCAACTTTTTTGGCTGCTGCTGCACCAACCAGCCTTTTTGCCAACCCACGAGAATCATTTCCTCTTGGCATATTAACTCATGCTCCCATATTCTGCTTTACGCTGTGCTTTAGACTCAGATTTTTCGTGAGCCATACCCGACTTATGCTTCTTCTTAGAATACAAACCAGCAGCAGTAACTGTCCCTGCTTTCGGTTTAGCGTCAGCATGACTGGACAAAATGTTATATTTAACTGGCATAAATACTCCTAGATATAAATAATGGTGGGAGGTTTCTGCCTCCCACCATTATGATTAATGTTCCTAAATGGTAGAAACTATGCTCGGTAGATGCTTACCGTGTTCGCTGCAGTAAACACTGCAACATACGATGCAGATGATGCTGCTGCAACCGAGAAGGTTGCCGATGCACCAACAAGTGTTACACCCGAAGCACCAGCAGTTACCACGATTGGGTGGGTTGCTGCTGCGGCGTTGACAACGGTGAATTGGTAACTTGAACCAACACCCTCATCTGTGAACGCTGCACCAAGTTCCGCACCAGTTGGTGTGGTCAAGGTACGGCTTGCTGTTGGGGTCATTGTGTACAGTGTGCGTCCTGCACCAGCAAGAGTTGCTGCTGATTGTACGGTTGCTGCGTCAGTTGCTGCAACTACCGATACCAACTCTTCCTTAACTGCCCAAGCAGCAAGTCGTGTACGGTCAATTGCACCATTGTCGTTTGATTTTAGTGGCATTTTTTTCTCCTAAATTTTAAAGTTTTTTTTTTAATAAGTTGGAAATGGGGGCTTGCGCCCCCATCGCCATAATCGGTTAACTTACGCCGTCTTGGCGGTCAACTTACCTTGCTTCGCAGCGTTGCGACAGGTCAAGTTGCCGTAACACATGATAAGTGCGTAACGAGCATCCAAGTCCTCAGGACGAACAAAAGCGGTCTGTTCAAACCACTTGCCTGAGTGACCAACCAAGGTCAGGTACTTGCTGTTCAAGAAGTACACAATACCAGCGGTGCAATGCTCATCATAAACAACAGGAGCAGCCTTGAACAACAGGTTTTGGAAACCAGCATCTGCTGTCTTGGTGTCGGTGTAACGAAGTTGTGGCTGCAAAAGAGCCTCATACTTTTCAAACAAAGTCTGAGTTGTCAGAACCATGTCAGGGTGGTCGTTACCAACAGAAACGCTGTTGTAAGCAGTGGACATTTGAGCAAGAGTCAACGCAGTTGCGGTGTTCTCCTCGTATGAACGCCAGTACTCGTTACCAGAAGTTGCACGGTTAATACCGCCAACAGTTCCCGAAGCCTCAACCAAGTTGCCAAGACCGTTCCAGTCCTTGCCACTGTTGCCAGTTCCATCTGCAAAGAACATTTGGTTGAAACCTTCACGCATGGACTCTTCAGCCTGCATGATTTTGGCTTCCAACAGGTTAATGATTTCCTGTTCACCGTTGTTCTTGGCTTCTTCAATACCGCTAATTGCGATAGAAGCAGCGTACTGCTTCCAATCGTATTCAGCAGCCGTGATGCCAGCCTGTGCTGTCAAAGCGATTGAATCGTAGCCACTGTACGAACCAACAGTTGCGTTGGTGCCGTAGATGAGTGGTTCAACAATTTTGGTTCCACCGTTAAGCATGCGCATGCGACCCTTGTCCTGAAGGAAATAGGTCAACGGGCGAGCCGTAAAGATGTTGTCCGTGAGTTGGTCACGGTAATTTGCGAGCGTTGTTGACAACAACGCATCAAAGTTTGCATTAGACATTATATTCTCCTAAAAGAAAGTTAGTTGGTTTATACTGCGCCCATAGAGCGTTTGGCGGCTTCCCAAGCCTCACGCACACTAGTGATAGGTTCGTAAGTTTCGCTAGTGGTTGACGCTGTAGCGGATGAACCACCCGATACAACACTGGCTTGCCGTTTTGCTTCAACAACACCATTAACGGTCTGTTGCTGCTTTTCGGCTGCCTGTCGTTCTAACTCTGCTTTTGCCATCATTTTGTCAAACGCAATCTGCTTGTAAGTGCCTTCCAAATCTGTTGACCCAGTTCGCAAAGCGGCTGTGACAACTTCTTGGATATTAAAATCCTGATATTTTCGCTGTAGTGATTGAACTTCTCGTTCAACTTGCTGTTGACTTTGGTAGTCCTCAAACGATGCAATACGCTGGTCTAATTCTTTGATACGCTTTTCTTGCGGGTCTAGCATTTCAAAGTCATCACCATCAGCAATTATGTCAACAGCCTGTTGAGGGCTGATACCATAATGCTTGGTCAACAATTCTATTGTTGACGCAGGGTCACGCTCTAAAGCCGCTTCAAGCGCACTAGCAAACTGGAATTGCTCCCGTTGCTGAGATAGTTCTTGCGTCTTACGAGTGTAATCTGCTTGGCGTTGATAACCTGCAATTGCCTCAGATAAAGGAACCTGAAGTTCTTCACCATCTAACTTTACTGGAACTCTATGATTAGAGTATTCCTCTACACTTAGCGTTGGCGATGTATCTGTGGATTCTGAAACGCTTTCCGTAACGGGTGACCCTTGGGGTTCCACGGCTGGCGTGTTTACGACTTCATCAGTCATTATTATGTTTTCTCCTGAGTCCTAAATGGTTGCTCTATATATTAATATAGTTGTTCCCTATTGCTGGGGTTGTCCTTGCAATAGTGCAGCCAATTGTGCAGGGTCGCCGTTCAACGGCAAACCTGCACCACCCTGAGTTGGTGGCATTTGTTCAGGTCCAGCAGGGACAGGAGGTCCACCAGCAGGAGGCATGCCACCCATTTCAGGTCCAGCAGGTGCGGCTTTAGCCAAAAACTCGTCAGGGTTTTTGACACCGAAGCCCATCTGTAGCACATAGGCGGCAAGTTTAGCCATGTCAATAATTCCTGCACCAGCGAACGGTGCCATAGCGTCAACCATTTGCAAAGCCATCTGTCGTCTGAAAGATTCGTTGTGTGGTTGTGTTGAACCTGCGGCTACTTCAAAGTCAAAGTCACCTTCCAAGTAGTCACGGTCAAATTGAATCCAAATGGGTTCACCATCTTTGCCGATGACACGGGCAACTTGTTCGCCAGTCATAAACTGGCGTGCCAAAGCAACCATGCGCCTTCCACATTCGCTGATGGCTTGTTCAACCATAGCCAACTTGTCGGCTGTCCGTGCATTGCTGGCATCTTGCACCAACGATGATTCGGTTGCGGTGCGGCGGATTTCCGTTGTACCGCCACGCTGAATTTCTGACACACCTGAAACACGGTCAATGTCTTGAATGATTGTTGCTGTTTGGTCATAGAAATCAGGTGGGTTAATAACAGCAGGGAATGAAGCCACAACACCTGACAACGCTTCGTCCGATATTACAGGAACCATAACATTGTCATCATCAGATTCCAAGGCGTTACGACCCAATGTGTCAAACGCAGATTCTTTATACAGGTATTTGCGTGAATACTTTTTACGGTGATTCATCATCTGTGAACGGGTTTCGTTCAATTCTTTTTGCAACGGTTCAATGGATTCCAAATCACCAATAGGGTAGAAATGGTCAGGGACATCATAGTTGCGCAACATAACAAACGGCTGACCAAACGAATATGGCATAGCAGTTGGTTTAACTAGGAACTGGTCTGCGGTGTCACAGAACACAGACATTGTTTTTGTGGAAATATCATAATATTCCCAAATTTCTGCGTAACCCTCATTTTTGTCGTTAATCTTCTTGCGACTAGGGTCATCAGCGTAACGGCTTACAGCCATTGTTTGAATTTGTTCACGAGCAGACTTAGAGTAACGCTTATCGTTTTTAACATCCTGCAAAGGACGGCGAATACGCTGTGCAATCCATTTAATATCACGCATGCTTGTTGCGTCAGGGTCAACAAAAACATCCATAGGACTAACCCGTTCAGCGAACGGGCTATCTTCAAGAATGACATTAATTGGTGTTACTTCGTTGCCCTCAATTGGGTCAGATGCTTCGCCTTCAGGTATTTGCTCTTCTTCAACAAAACGGTAACCAACCTTAATCCACCCGTGACCGCAGGTTAACGAGTCTTTTACTGAACGGCGGAACTCGGTACGAATGTCTTTGTAACGCCACCAATAGTTCACTACTGCTTCAGCGATAACAGCGTTTGCAGCGTTTTCGGGGTTGGTTGCGTTTACGGTAATCTTAGGGAAGTTAACAGAGATGTTTGGGGCGATAATGTTGATGGTTGAAAACGCAATGTTTACAAGCAGTCTGTCCTCGTCACGAAAATCTTCATATTGGTGACCTTTATACATGTCGGTCATTCTGCGCCAAGTCGCATCATAACCTTCATCTTTACGCCAACGCTTAGATGCTTCTAAGCGTTGCTTGTATGTTTTTAGATTATCTGCTGCAGACTTCTTAGCCATTATTCTGATTCCTTTTTGCCTTCATGCCAACCGATGTGTTGGTCCAATTTGCTTGCAACCTTGTCAACTTTGCCACCAATTGTGCGCAACAAAATTCTTGCCTCCGAGTGCTGGTCGGTATTCTCTTTACGAAGTTTTTGTAACACCACAACGACTGGTCCCGAAATGAGAGCGACAATAATAGGGACCCAAATCTGTTGCATGGCATTACATCCAATTTGTTACAGGCTCAGCATTGTAGCCGTTAATGGCTGCCTGCTCCACTGTTTGTCGTTGACGCTCACGAATTGTTGGACCATGAAAATCTTCCTTACCATAAGTAAAACCTAAATTGACGGTACGAACATGACAGGCAAAACAAATCTCACCTCTACGGGGAAGTTCATCTGAAGCGAAGTCACGGTCACATTTAATGCACTTGAACATCATAATAGTATGGAATCTGTTCCCAACAGTTAAAAAGGGACTCGTTTTCGCACATTATGCGAACCCAAATACACTTTATTCTCCCCTTGCTCACTAAATAGGTGCTGTTCCCACCACATCAGACTGTTTTTTGGTACAGAAACATCGCCACGGTATTCGGGCAACCAAACAAACTTTAACATTTGAACGGCAATAGCCAAACTAATAGTTCTGTCGTCATGGGGGCTACCAGCCATGCGACCATTCTCCTTACGGACAAAGGTCTTTAGTTCGGCAATAGTTTTCTCACAAAACAACATTATGCCATTGTCTCTTAAAGAAGCACTGAGTTCGTCAATAGCCAAAGGCTTGCTGGTGGTAGTTGTACGCCAACCCAAAACATCTGTTTTGTCAGCGTGGACAGAAGTGAGGCGGCGTTGCTTAAACAGGTTTTTATAACCATGCTTTTGCGCTGCTTTCAAAGTTGTCAAACCATGGTTGTTGGACTCAATGCCCAACAAAGCAGTGTTGTACCACCAGCCCAGTTCGGCAAGTAAATCACCAAACAAGTCAGGCTCAATGTGTCCATGCCAATGCGCTACTATCATTCCTGATGCGGCATCAATAATATGGGCAGAACTGTAGTCTCCGTGGCTGAGTCCTTCAGCCACATCGGCTCCAATCACATAAGTTCCATCCAACTCAGGGAAACACCAAACAGACAACTCACCGTCTTTGGCGTAACGGAACTCACCGTTACCATCAGAGTACAAATGGTAGTAGCCAACATCAGGGTCAACTGGTTGCATTTGGTTTAACAAATCTATGTCAAATACTGGGTTACCTGACTTGATAAACGCTTCTTCAGGGAAGCGTGGATATTCTTGGTGCATCTGCCAAGACTGCATGTTTCTTGACTTCGCTTCATACCAATCTTCATTGCGTTCACCGTCAGCGTCCCAAGGGAAGAAAATTCCTTTGAACTGGTTGGCACCAGTTTGCGAGCCAACCCATAACTGATGAAAAAAGTTGCCACTACCATTAGCGGTGGACAAACCAATAACACGACCACCGACATCCGCAATCGGTTCAATAGATGCCCACGCTTCCTCAGGATTGGGCAAAAACGCCCATTCGTCCACAATAACTAAATATACAGATTCACCACGAGCAGGGTCGTTCCCTGACGGCAACGACTCAATGGCGGATTCGTTATCAAACATCATTTTAAGTTGATGGTCTGTTGTTTGTGCAGGTCCACGCTCTTTCATCCAATGAGGAAGAAATTTGTAACCATATTTACTTTTAGCCAACAACTTAACTGACTCACGCTCAGTACGAGACAACATAACAACAAAACGGTCAGGGCGAAAAAACACCAACCAAAAAGCGTATGCAGAAGCCAAAGTAGAAAAACCAATCTGACGGGCTTTCAACACAATACTGTAACGGTCGGACATCCATGCTTCCATGGTTGCCATTTGTGCGCCACGCAACTCAAACTTTATGCGACCCTTCTCAGGATGTTTAATAGACCAATAGTTTGAACAAAAATAGTTGAACGCTTCCAGTTGTTCTTCTAATGTTGCGTTTTCAGGTCCACGGCACAATCGCCATTCTTTTTCATTTAGTAACGCAGTTAAATCCACGGTTCTCCGCCCCAAGGCTGCCAGCCAGCATAATCATAAATAGCCATAAACGCTTTTGCGTTTATACTAGGAATATAAAGTTCAGAACAATCCTTTAAAATACCTTGGTCTTGTAACCAACCCTTCTTAGAGAACTGTGACGGTTGACACCAATAGCCGTTGATTTGAAACAAACCATAAGACCCACCATTAGGGTCCGTAGGGTTATGTGCAACTTGACGGCATCGTGACTCACGCCACATTATATAATCCACCTGTTGAATCATTTTGCGATTGTCGGAAACACTACGAATAATATGCTCCCGAGAATCACACCTTAAATCAAGTGGTTTCTTAGCGTGGACAACTGTCCCACCTAAAAATGAATAAACGAAAATAGCAACTATTAGTAGTTTCTTCATAGAACTCTATTCTAGACGGCAAAAGCCGTCCATAGACAATAAGACTATTTAGATTGCAACCACAAAGTTACGGCTTCAGGAATATTGTCCCCTGCGACATAACGAATATGCCACGGCTCTTCAGGTAAAACTTCCCAAGACCAACCAAACTTTGCGATGTTGTTAAACATCCATTCCAATCTAGCACCATTCGCTCCAGCAACATCAACAGCAATACCTAACATGTGTTTAGAACATGTTTTGGCATCATCGTTTGGCGCAGCCAACGGTGCATTACCTTTCTTCAAAAACCATTTCTTACCATTATAGGTGCGTGTGGACGCACCCTCAATAGGTTCCTGCTGATAGCGTTGCAAGAACCCTGCCTTCTGTTGTTCAATGCTGCGGAATAAATCCCCTGCGCTACTGGGAGCCAACTTTACACCATCGGCTTTAGCGGCAGCAACCATAGCCTCCCAAGCGTCAGCAGCACACAACTCTAGGGAGCCGCCACCCACTACTTTGCGTAACATTGCAGGTAATATATCACTGGGCTTTTTGCCCTTGATATGTTTGCAGGGTTTAACGGGCGTAATAAAAAGTTTCAATTATTTAGAATACCTATTCATTTTTGCACCAGCAGATTTTTTGACAGCCTTTTTATATTTGCCAGCCCGACCCTTCATGTCTAGTTCGGCAATGTACTGTGTCCTGTAGTCACTTGGCATGCCCATTTTGTCCAAGACATTATTAGCCTTACGCTTTGCTTCGGTGTCACGACCAAAGATTTCAATGGCAGGTTTACGCTTACGAGCAGCCATTACTTTACTTCAATCTTCTTAGCAGCACGCTTTGCGGCAATCTTCTTAGGAGTAGCACCAAACGCTGCATCAATTTCTTCTTTGGTCAGAACACCATCAATGCTTGCTTTAGCCAGTCCTTCAGCAACCTTGAAAATAGAAACAGCACCAGCAATCAAAGCCGACTTCCAAACCTCTAGGTCAGGAGCAATAACGGCAGCACCAGTCACAACGCCAAGAGCATTGGTCAGAAACAATGCAACAATGCGACCCGAAATATCTTTAACTTTTTCCATTACTTCTCCTTAACTAAAGCACCGACCATGTGAACAATCAGTGCAGCGATAGTAATTTGGATACCCAAATTACGAGTATTACCTGACAAGGTTATCAAAACCATGCCAGTTCCAGCCAAAGTCCAAGTAAGAGCATGGATTTCGGAAAGAAACTTATTCATAATAATAGCCTATTTGTTCCTTAAGATTGGCGGCGTTGACCTGCAGCCACCATTGCTGTCCCTGCAGCAACCGCAATAAGGGTTCTACGGGTTCCAACAGGCACAGTGCTACCCAAAGGAACATACTCATCAAAACCCTCAGCAAAAATGTTTATCTCCTGCTCAAACGCCTGACGAACTTCGGCTGGTGCATCCTGCACAGCCTCAACAATCGCCTCAATCTCCTGCGTGGACAACTCTGACACTACAATGGCATCAAACACTGCTACAGCCTGAGATTCCGACAATGATTCAACGAACTGTGCATTTTGTGCTACAGCAACCGCTTCCTCTACGGTTATCGTTTCTACATCTTCTAGGACGGCTTCTAGTTCTTCGTCACTAAATATATCAGCAACTGTGTCCTCGGTCACAAACTCGTCAGGTAGCAACTGTGGTAAACTATCAACGACAAACGGTAGCGTATCTTCTGTCTCAACAGTAGTGTTTGTTTCCAAAATATCTAGCAAATCTAACGGGTCTAAAGGTTCTAGCGTTTCTACAGGTTCTAGTGTTTCTAGGGGTTCTAATGGGATTGTTTCTTCAACTGGTTCTAGGATTACTGGAATCGGTTCCATATCTTCTATGGCTGGCTCTATTGTGGGTACAGGCGGAACCCATACAGGTCCTTGTTGCACTGGTGGTGCTTTGTATTCTGTGGTGGTTGTGGACGGCTCAACCGTCACGCTGGTCATAGTCGTTGTTGTTGGCAATGTCGTTGTCGTTGAAGAACTCGTATAAATAGATGTCTGCACAGGGGCAATGCTTGTATCCACAACTGTTGTTTCGGGTACACTTGTAGTTGTCGTTGTTTGAACAGTCGTAGTAGTCCATGATTCTCCATTTGCTATAAAAGCCTCATCGGGAACAATTTGCCAAGGCTCATCATTAATTTGCCAAGCCAACATCCAACAAGTTCCACCACCATTCTCATAAAACCAGCCATCCAAACTATGGATACCAGCATCCAAATTTAGAAACCCTGATTCGGTAGCGGAACAACCTTGGTCACCCCAAAAGCCGAACTCGTCCGTGCCAATTTTTATAGTTCCACCATCATCAGAAGCCAACCAAAACTGAATAGTGTCATGTGCAGGAATAATAATAGAACCCGTGTAATGAACCATAAACATATCGTCAGGGCAATCCTGAAACGGTTCACCATTAAAACTACGGTTAATGTTGTTTTCTAGTTCCGAACCACAAGTTTCATAAAGAGTATTGGACTTGGTTGGTGGTATATCGGTAACGATATACCCCGTAGCATTTAAACCTTGGATGGGTTCAGCGTTTGTTACTGTGCTAAATAAAGCAAGGACAACGCTGGGCAGGAATATCAGCCAACGGGTACTGGAACCCATGCCAATGATTCTTCATCCCACACATGTCCACTTTCGGGACGAGGTGTTGGAGGTTGCCAATCATGTTTTGAATCTAACAACCAAGATGGATAAGGTTGTGGTGAAACAAACACATCTGCGACCTCATCATAAAAATCACCGATACCTGCATATTGTTTACGAATATTGCTGTTGTATGAGGTCCGTATACACCGTTGTCCACGAAAGTTTCCGTACCAAGTTTCAGGGTCTAAACCATCAAGAAGTTCATTTTCATCTTTACCTGTAATAACTTCAGTAACAATATTGTTTTCGTCAAGAAATGCGTAATGAGCCATTAGACTGTTACCGTTCCCGTGCCAGCAGTAAATTGATAAATGTTAAAACCACCCGAAACCGTATAGGTGTAGGTTAATCCTGCTCCAATACTTGTTAGTGGTGCAAATGAATCGGCATAACGCAATACAACAAAACCACTTCCACCAGCACCACCAGCCTGAGAACCACCGTTACTTCCACCGTGACCACCAGCACCAGTATTTGCTGCACCAGCACCACCGTTACTAGATGATGCACCAGCCGTACCAGTACCGTTTTGTGATGCGCCGCCTCCGCCACCACGAGCAACAGATGTTCCAGTAATGCTTGAACTTATACCTGCTCCACCAGCACCGTTTGGTCCACCCGCACCCACACCAGCCGCACCGCCGCCGCCGCCGCCTTGTGAACCACCGCTTTCAGCACCACCAGCGTATCCTTCGTTTGCTGTGCCGCTGGCACCACCTCCGCCACCGCTATAATCAGCAGCCGTGGCACCACCACCAGAACCACCACTTGCAGGTCGTCTTGGGCTGTTGCCGCCACCATAACCACCACCTACGGTTGATACAGTTGCAAATACGGATGAATTTCCAACTCCGCCACTTCCACCACCAGCACCAACAGTTACGGTATAACCAGTTCCAGCAACTACAGTAATTGCGGATTGAGTTGAACCACCACCACCAGTAGTACCAACAGATGTACGATATCCACCTGCACCGCCACCAGCACCTTCAATAGCACCAGCAGCACCCTGACCACCACCGCCACCGCCAGCAATAACAAGAAAATCTATAGCAGTTGGAGGCGGTGCGCCACCACCACGCCAATAACTATCAGCCTGAGCAGTGTTACCACGCCGACTGCGTGGTGCTAAAGCACCACCGCTAACCGATGTACCACCACTAGTGTTCCGAATAAAACTAGGCATCTAAGATGACCTTACGCTGTTATACGGTTAACATACCCATGAATGACAATAACATTGGCTGTAGCAGCAAACGCACGAACAACCAACGGAGTAGCATTACCCTTAATCAATAGACCAGCAGCAATCAAATATAGACCGTTCTCAGCCTTAACTGTGTATTCAATGTGGTCGTCAGGGGAAGCAACGCCACCCCACTCAACAGTCAACTTGACATCGGAAGCCGAAGTGTTAACTGCATACAACCAAATTTCGTCTAGGGTTGTTGCCGTGCTTGAACCAGTATGAATAGTCGTACCAGCCGTTGCGGTAGCCGCAACCTTGATACCTTTGCCATCGGTTGAACCGCTAAGAATTGTTTTGCTAAAAGTTGCCATATATATAAACCTTTCGTTCCCTAACCTAATATAACTTCTTGTTCAATCGTATTATAACGGTCAAAAACCTGTAGTTCAAGCCATTCGTCAAATTCGTCAAACTCAAAAACGAGTGTATCAATTTGTTGAATCCAAAAATTGTTTGCCAAATCAGCCAAAGTAGTACCCGAAGCACCCTGCAAGACATAATACTCATAACCTAAAGAACCACGGTATGACTGTCCTTGTGAACCTACGGCTGTCCAATGGGCAGCCAACAAGTCACCTAAAGTTGCCCCAGCCTCAGGATACAACAAACGCAACGCTTCATACATTGCATCGTTAGTCGTTGTCATAATCCCTCATCTTTCTTGGCTCACCCTCACAACACGAATCTTTATATCCGCACTCAGGACACCTCCACCGTGTTGCCACAGGCGGATACTCACATCCACAAGTCGGACACTCAATCGTGCCACCCATTATAAGGCTTTTAGTTCCCTACGGGACTCAACCTCAGATTGAGCGACTGACGCTATAAGAGCGTCTAGTTCTGCGTCAGAGATTTCTGATGGTTTTGTGGAGTGTTCTACTTGGACTTGGGTTGGGGCTAGACGGTTGGTTGCTTGCAAATACAGTTTGGCGGAGTTGTTATCTCCTGCTAACGCACGCTCATAAAGATTATCCAGTAGTTTTTGGGTTCGTTCGGGGGATTGTTGTAGTTCACCGACTCGGCGTTCCCATTCCAGTTTGAACGCAGGCTTTTTCTTCCAGCGTCTTAGGGTGGTTTCGTCTACGCCTTCTTCTAGAGCATATTTTTCTTGGGATGATGGCACCCGATGTGTTTGGGGTACCATCAGCCAGTTCAAAAATTTTTCTTGTCTTGGGTCTAGAATGTTGTCCATGCCATTAGGTGAAATGTTCCTAACTTGTATTGTACTTGTCTAGGGAACGGAGGGAACATTGATGGGGGGACCTACGGGGGGGGTAAGGGCTAGTGGATAGCACCGAGCGTGAGCGTAGGTGCGTCCTGATATAGTATGTTTAAGGATAAAACCATCTCCGATGGTTTTCTGACTGTTTCAGCATGGACAATGGTATGATTAGAACAATCCTCACAATAGTAACAAGCATGCTTTTAACCCTAGTGGGTATAGGGGTGTTTTTGCGTGTTGTATTCAAAACTCTAGAGATTTCGGACCCTGAAGATGGCTTCTAAAAAAATGTTTAAACCTATGGATTCACCTGCAGATGATGCGGAACGGATGATGGGTGCAATGCAGTACATTCGTAAGAAGTATGGCAACAAGTTCAGTACCGAGGGTTATAAGTCTCCACGGGAGTTTATTGCTTCTGCCAAAGATGTTATTTCAGAGTCTGATATATCAGACATGTATCCTGAGGATGTGTGGTCTAAGGCTGCAGATAAACTGTTGATGGGTGTTTGGTCTAAGCGTAAGATGAAAATTACCCGTAAGTAACATGGCTAGTAAGAAGCAAACCAAAAAAATTGGTGCAGTAATGCGAGAATACAAAACAGGAACCCTGCATAGCGGTAAAAAGGGTCCTGTGGTTAAAGACATTAAGCAAGCCATCGCTATTGCGATGTCTGAGGCTAAGATGAAAAAACCTCTTGGCAGGGACGACATTGAAACCAAACAAGGTGGTGGCAAAAAAACTGTTTACCGCAACCCTAAAAAGAAAAATATAGATAAGTTACCCCGCATACGCAAGGGTCCTGAATCGTGGACTGGTGTATAATGCAAGCACCAAAGCGTGACCCAAGGTTAGCACGAGCAGGAGTGTCAGGTTACAACAAACCAAAACGCACACCTAGCCACCCAACCAAATCCCATATCGTAGTCGCCAAATCAGGTGGACAAGTAAAAACCATTCGCTTCGGTCAACAAGGTGTAAAAACCAACCAAACTGCAGGACAACGCCAAGCGTTCAAATCCCGACACGCAAAAAACATTTCCAAAGGACCAATGTCAGCCGCATACTGGGCTGACAAAACAAAATGGTCACCCTCAAAAACTGCACAACCCCAAAACAAGAAATGGGTTAAAGGCTCGTAGATGGGTTACACTAAACCTGAACTACGGCAACGCATTGTCTCCGCCGTAAAAGCAGGAACTGCAGGCGGAAAAGCAGGACAATGGTCAGCACGCAAAGCCCAAATCGTAGCACAACGCTACAAGAAGGCTGGTGGAGGCTACACAGGAGCCAAAACCAGCAAACAACAATCGCTCAGTAAATGGACATCAGAGAAGTGGACAACCAAATCAGGTAAACCATCCACCCAAGGACCCAAAGCCACAGGCGAACGCTACCTACCCAAAAAGGCAATCCAATCTTTGTCGGCAGCAGAATACGCTGCCACCACGGCAGCGAAGCGTAAAGGCACAGCCAAAGGAAAACAGTTCGTCCCCAACACTAAAGCAGCACGGACAGCACGAAAACAAGCATCTCAATGAAACAACCAAAACCACCAAAACCAAAATTACCACCACAAGGTTACGCTGGAAACATAAACTTAATGCAACGCCCAATATTCCGTAATCGTAACGGAAGCATATCAACAGTTCGTTCCATGTCAGTAAACATAAACGGAAAAGAAGTACTATTACCAACAATAGGTATGAAAAATGGTCGCCCCGCACAACTAACAGATGAAGAAGCAATCCAACAATATGTTGCTACAGGAAAACACCTAGGTAAATTTGCTACACCAGAAGAAGCCACAAAGATGGCTGAGATAATTCATAATCATCAAAGATTATATTACGGTTATTAAACACATTATATTTTTTTTTATAGTACCCCCCGTATCCAAACGATACGCATTGGCTCTACCTCCTAGTATAAATAATAACACATAGGTGCGTACCCCCCCATGCCCCCCGCCTGCACGGTGCGTGGTGGCTGTCACGAGATTTGGAATGGCGATTCGGGTTCATAATGCACACTATTATTAGGCACCCACCAAAAAATCTGCTATATATGCGCACACATGCGAGGGGGCAGACGGTCACAGCGACCCTTACCTACCGATGGGTAACTTGCTTTATGCGTATGCGGCAATGCGTGCTTTGGCAGGACTTTTCGTGGGCATTATGCGTGGGAAAGCACGGGAAAAGTCTTGTGTTGCCGAGATGACTTGCAATTTGTTTTTGGATGGTTCACAATGTTGGGGTCGGCAACGGCGAATCGTGATTCCCGAATTGTGGGATAAGCGGTTGGCGGTACGACAGCACTGAGCAAGTGAATCGGTGCGCCACACTGCAGGGTCTCATGGCTATGGTCATGGGGTAGCCGAGG